ATCTTGAGATCACATATAATCAATATAATATTGATTATGTAGGCAAGCAGGTTATTGGTGCGCTATCCGGTGCAAAAGCTTTCGTAGAAAAATATATTCGCCGTCGTGTTGAACGCGGTTATGTCAACCTTCTATACATCTCCGGAGTCGAAGGCCAATTCCGCAATGGCGAAGTTATCGGTATTAATGTAGATAATACACCAGACTATACAAAAAGTAAACGTGCACAGCTTGTAGGTTCTATCGATCGTGTAACTATCATCGATAAAGGCCAAGGATTTGCCATTGGTGATATTGTATCATTCCAAGGATCACAACGTGGTAAAGGTGGACTAGCTAGGGTTGTTTCTGTATCAGAGGCAACTGGACTCGTAGACTTTATCTTTGTTGACGGCGGTTATGGTTATACGCTAGACGCGTCATCACTAATCTCTGAGAAGGTTATTAGCCTTGGTACAATTACAGCCAATGTTGAAAGCAGCCAATATTTCAGACTCTTTGAACAGTTAGTTGAACCTTCTATTAATATCGCATTCACATCGGCTACTGCTAACTTAGTTGCCGGCGATTACGTATATCGCTACGCAGCAAACGGTCAACTTTCTGGCACCGCAGTCATTATGGATACAGAACAGTCGAATGCCAACGGCCAGATTACGGTCTCACACGTTGATGGTGTAATCTCTAATAACACCACGTACTACACAGCAAGTAATACCATCTCTTTCTTTGCTAATACGTTCGAGGATCGTACGATCGGTGGCCAGGTGATGGGTATACCTGAAGTATATACTATTCAACTTACAAATCAAAATGGAACACTGCAGGTTGGTCAAAATGTAGTTCAGAAGAATACGACATCTATATTTGCTTATGGTACAGTTAATAGTATTGTGCAAACAGTAACTGGTAATGTTGTCGTACTAATCAACGCGCGCGGTGCATTCAAGAACAGTGCCACGCTAGAATCAGCAACATATCTTGCCGGCACAGGAACAATTAGTGCTAATACAGCAAACAACATTGTTGTCGGTTCAGGTACGACGTTTGATAATAATGCAATCGGTGCCATACTCTACCAAGCCACTGGAAATGTTGCACTTGGTACAGTCGCATCGATCTCTAACTCAACAGCTGTAATATTGACATCAAATGCTGCAGCAAATGTAACGGCTAATGTATTTAACTACGGCCCACAATATCCTGTCTATGTTTCTAGCAATAACTTAATCTATGCAGACGTTGATACTGCATCGGCGTCTGTTGGTGTGTACAATATTAAAAAATACGTAAATACACTCAAGTATCAAACTGCAAATAATAACGAGTTATTACATAGTAGTAGGGTTTATCAATATAATACAACCGGCAATATAATCTCAGAAGGTCTTCTTTTAACTGTAGACCACAATAGTGGTACTGCAACAGGAAATCTAACATTTATTCCTATTAGAGGAACGTTTAAAGAGACTGATACAATCTATACTAATGGAAATACCGGTTCTGCAATTGTTATTTTATCAACAACATCTAATACAGGCGGCGACTATATTAATTCGTCCTTTGCAAGACTTATTGCTCCTATTAGCAATACACAATCTGACGTAACAGGAATATCATTTGGTTCGGGTGCAGGATTTGGTGTCGGTACAATTGGGGACACTGAAGTTATCTTTATCGGTACTGATTTAATTGGATCAAATAATGTTGGTACACTTGACTACGATCGTAAAATTCTGACAGTTGCCTCAAATACTGGATTTGGTATAGGATCATATGTTTATCAAACTGTTAATAAGATTGCGTTTAATGCTAACTCATCTGTAAATGCTACATCAGGGTTTATCTCTCTTCCTACTGCAAATACACTGTATACAGTCGGTGACAATATTCGTTACGAGGTAGCAACAGGCAATACTGCACTTAATGGTATGATTGATGGTGACTACTACCATGTTCGCTTTGCTAATACTACCGGTATTATTCTGTCATATCCATACCGTAAGACTGATTATATCAACACTTCTAATTTTAGTACATTTGCAAATAACAAGGTAAATGAAGAAGGTCATTATTTTTATAAGCAGGTATACGGTACAGTATTCGAGTCGGATAGCGGTGTAGTCAAGATCAAAGATCGTATGAATTACTTTGGTAATACAGGCGGAACCGCAAATGTAACTACATCTGCAAATAGTAACTTGATTAAGTATGGCACAACAACCACTAATACTGATCTGCAGAATGTAACCGCATACACTACATTAGTTCAGGCTAATGTTCCATATGCTGGTCTTTCTATTCGTTCGGCTGCATATGGTTTTCCAAAAAATCCGCAGGGTGATCTAGCTGATGTAATCTACTCGTGTCTAACATTCGGCAGATTTGAAATTGGCACAATTGGATCTCTATCACAGATTGATCCAGGTCTAGATTATAATGTTGATCCTTATGTTCTAGCATACCAACCTTATATCTCAGCATTTGACCGTAATGATTTTATTATAACTGTTAATAACGCAACAACAACATTTGTAACCGGTGAGCGTATTAACCAGACACTTGCCAACCTTGTTTACTATGATCTCAAGGTTAACTCCGGTGCATACTCAAATACGTATGACGAGATCCAGATATCTGTAGATACAAAGAATGAAGTTAATAGTGCTGCAGACTTTATCTACTCGCCATCGAACACGGCAACGTTCATTGCTAACACATCTGGAGTTGGTAACACGGTTGCTAACTTTATCTCTATCTCTGGCAACCCGTTCTCGAGCAATGATTACGTTCGTTACTATACCGATACCGGTAATACAGCAATCACCGGTCTGTCTAACAACTCGTTTTATTACATTGGATTCTCTAATAGCACAGGTGTAACACTATCGGCCACTGCTGGCGGTGCAAACATTGCTTTGACTGCAGGTGGTAACGAGTCTGGCCATAGTATCAAGAACTATATCAACGATCTTGTTGACGACCAGCGTATCCTTTATAGAATACCAGCTGCAAATACGGTAATCGTTGGATTGGCAAACAATGCTGCATATTATATTGTATCAGCCAACAGTGTCGGATTCAAACTATCAGATACTAAGGCTGGATCAGTAATTGATCTGACTGCTGCTGCTACTGCAGAAACGCATTCAATTTCTACTGTTCCAGGATACCTCCCTGGTGACCTTGTATACCAAACTACATCTCCTGTGATGAACGCAAGTGTTCAATCAATTTTCTCGAATACAACCGGTGACTATGTTCGTGTGTCTGGAAATACAGCAGCGATTAATGTAACAACATCAAATACATTACTTTCATATACCAACCCTTATGTCAATGCTGCTGTGTCTACAGTGTCATTGTATCAAATTACGTCGACTGCCAAGGGTATCGTCAAGGCTGGATCTAACTCTACCGTTCTTTATGTCAAGAGATTGACATTCGAGAATACGTTCCAAGCTGGCTCACAAATTATTGGTGATGTTTCTGGTGCTCAGGCAAATGTTGCAGGAATATCAGAAGATTCAAATGAACTATATCCTATTGGCTTAAATGCTATCATTGAGGCTAATGTTATTACGGCAAATGGCCAAGTTGCATCACTAGAAGTCTTTGATTCGGGATTTGGTTATACTAATGCTGAAATCATTCAATATGTGTCAGAAGATAACTTACGTGCCGGTTCTGCTAAGATTATAATCGATGGTCAGGGTCAAGGTAAGGGATACTACAGAAGCTCTAAGGGATTTCTTTCGGAAGATATGTACATTCACGATGGTGACTACTATCAAGAGTATTCGTACGAGGTTCTTACAAAGATCTCGGTAGATCGTTACTCTGACATGTTCAAGAAGGTTATGCACATTGCCGGAACTAAGTTCTTTGGTTCTGCATTAGTTGTTGAGGAAGCTAATGTTGCAATGTCTCTATCTGAGATTGCTACCTCACAACAGGTCCAGTTTAACGCAGCAACTGATGTTTCTAGTGCTAACGAAACAATTGAATTAGATATTCAGGCAAGAAGCTATGAGTTTAACGCACTGAATAACGTCGACCAGGAATCAGAGTTCTTCACCTTGTCAAATCTGCCTAGTTACAATCCTGTAACATTGGCTAACGGGGATCTGGTACAATACATCTCGAACACCGGTAACTTTATCGGTATTAGTGATGGCACAACAACCATGTCAAACGCAGGTTTTTACTATGTTGTGTTTGCTAATACATCTGGCGTTAAGTTGTCAACAACACTTGGTGGTTCAATATTGAATGTTAATACTGCAGCGATGATATCTGAAAAGCATGTTCTTCTTCAGTATATCAATCCGTTCGCAAATGGTGATCTGGTACTATACACAACAGCAACCGGTAACACGGCTGTGACTGGCCTTACTAACTCGACATCATATTATGTAGTAAATACTACGCCAAATACTGTCAAGCTATCGCTGACGGCTAATGGAACCCCTATAAATATAACAGCTAATACAACAACTAGTGGTTCTAACACTGCTGGACACTATTTGACAAAGACCGTCGAGGAATAAATGGCAACTACACAGAAACTTGTTACAACTAATTTTAATGTACATAGTGCAGCCAGCTTTGTAAACACATTCGCTAATACTGACTATTTCATCTTTGCCGGAAAACATACGCCGTATGCAACCAGTGATGTAACTATTGAAGTACCTAACAATAGTGTCAAGGTCACGCATCTTGATGTCTATGATAACATGATTTTTGCTAAGAGAGTCTCTACCAGTGATGTAGTTCATATGGTTCCAAAGTACACATGGACCTCAAACACATCATATAGTCAGTATGACCATCGCGATGGTAGTCTGATGACTAAGCAATTTTTTGTTATGGTCGATGATGATACCGAATACAACGTATGGAAGTGTCTACATAACGCCAGTAATAGTAGTGTTACAGTTAGATCAACTATTGCGCCTTCGCGTGATGGTAGTTCGGCTGATCTGTTTCCATTAGAAGCCGGTGACGGTTATGTGTGGAAATACATGTACACGATTACAAAGACACAGTACGAGAAGTTTGCCACTCTAAACTATATTCCTGTCACCGCAAATACAGAAGTAATTGCCGGTGCAGTTCCTGGCACAATCGATCTTATCGATGTTGTTGATGCCGGAAAGGGATATAGCAACTATATAGCAAACGCAGTATTTAAGACCGGTGACATTAACATTGGCGGTGTTAATACGATCTATGGTGCTCCAGATGATGCTGAAGCGATTGATGACTACTATCAAGGTTGCGTAATCAAGATCACTAGTGGAACAGGCGTAGATCAATATCGTCGTATTGTAAACTACGAAGGTGTAGGTGTGCAAAAGAAGTTCATTATTGATACACCATTTACAATTACACCACAGGTTACAGATACGTATGAAGTATACCCGTACGTATTCGTATGGGGTGACGGTTCAGAGTCTACTCCAGCTGAAGGCCGTGCTATTATTAACACTGTAGCTAACTCAATCACAAGGGTTGAGATGCTAAATGTTGGTGAAGGTTATCGTTATGGCGAATCATATCCATCTGATATGCCTGATACTATTCCGATCTCTATTAATAGTACATATATTCCTATTCCTGAAGTTATTTCTCAGGACGTCAATTTCAGAGAAGCTTCGCTTCAACCTATTCTGTCACCGAAGAATGGACATGGATCAGATCCATGGAATGAACTAGGCGGTAATCGCGTTTGTATTTCTACTAAGTTTGTAGACAGCGAGAGCGGCACTATCCCTACACAAAATGATTTCCGTCAGGTAGGTTTACTTAAAGCTCCTAATTATACTAATGTTGATATTGTTCTTAAGGCTGCAAATACCGTTGGTAACTTTGCTATTGGCGAGACAGTTTATCAATTCCGCCAGTTTAAACTACATGGCAATGTTAATATCACTGCTAATAGTACTACAATTTTGAAAACAAATTATGGCAAGATCTCGACAACAGCAACTATCGTAAACGGAGGTATTGGATACGATAGCGCTGTAGATACTTTAGTAATTAATAATACCGGAACAGATGGATCTGGAGCCAATGCTACATTCACAAATAGTGTATCTGGTGTTATTACTAGTGTAGTAGTTTCTAATACAGGATCTAATTATACAAGTGCTCCGAGTATTTCAATTACTACATCTACCGGTAGCAATGGTTCAATTTCACTTGCAATCGATAATCCGCAAACTCCTACGTTTAAAGATTCATTCACAGCCGGTGACTATGTACTTGTCCAGAAGGGTGCTAACAACTTCTTGTCTGTTGTTTCAAATATTCCACAGGACTATCAGATTACATGTAATACAGCATCTACATTTACAGCAAATAATGCAGAGATCTCTGCACTTGCTCTAGGCGCGTACGGAACTATTACATCTATTAGTTCAAGTCAGATTACACTATCAAACGTTGCTGGTGTTTTCTCTGAAGGAAGTAAGGTTGTAGGTATTACATCTGGTGCTACATCCATCATTCAAACATCAAATAATACTGTGACTGCAATTCAAGTCAATGATAAAGTAGCGGGCGCATTTACAACCTCTACACAATTAACACGTCTTGTTGGTAATTTTACATCAGGCAGTAGTGCGTTTATTGAAGATGAATATATTGATCAAGAAAGCCTGATCTCGTATGCTAAGCCGCGTGGTTACCTGCATCATACAGAACTATCAGGTGGTATTGATGATGATGTCATGTTTATAAGCAATAAATTCGGGATCTTTAACTTAGATCCTTCTGGTGTAAGAACTATCACTGGTAACACTTCTGGAGCAACGCTCGATAACTTATCGAATAAATACCCTGGAGACTTTGTAGTAGGAAGCGGTGAGGTACTATACCTCGAGAATCTAGATCCTATTACAAGAAGTGATAACAAATCAGAAATAATCAAGATAATTTTGGAGTTTTAAGTTAATGCCGGCCAACACTGATTTTAACGTATCACCATACTACGACGACTACGATCCTAAGAAGGACTACTATCGAGTTCTTTTCCAGCCGGGTGTAGCCGTGCAGGCCCGTGAACTTAATCAACTTCAGTCTATTCTGCAGAACCAGATTGAGAAGTTTGGTGACAACATCTTCAAGCGTGGTACAATCATTGACGGATGTAATATTACACGCCATGAGATCCTGCCATATGTAAAGATCAAGGATCTTGAAACAGACGGTGCGCCTGTTGCTGTTTCTACATATGATAATCTTTCGGTAAGAAACTCTAGTAACGTTCAAGGCGTTATTGTCAAGACCATTTCTGGTTTCGAATCTCGTAATCCAAATCTCAATACGCTCTATATCAAATATAATGGTTCTGGCCTAGATAACAATACCGGATCTTTTGCTGCCGGTGATACTCTAGATGTATTCGATCCAAACTATCCTATCTTTAAGATGAGAGTTACTGATGGATCATCTAAGTTTTCAAATGCAGACTCTGTTGTTGTAGTTTCTTCTCTTGCTATTACAAACTCAACTGGTGGTAATACATTTCCGGCCGGTGCATTCGTAGCTGGACATGTTATTCAGAATGGAGTTGCAAATGCTACAATCGTAGAAGCCAACTCGACGGCAAACTCTGAAGTTCTGATTCTTAAGATTAAGCCGCTTGCTGTAGATCTTCTTGCAGCTAATACTATCAAGTGGCGTTTCGGAGCTGGCGATACTATTCGTAATACAACAACTGCTAATGTTGCAAACGTTTCTTCTACAATCGGTGCAGGCGCCGAAGCTTCGATTACTACAGACACGCTTGGTAAAGTTACTGCTTTGACTGTAACATCCGGTGGATCTGGTTACTATGTACCACCTTATGTTTCAATTAAGATTGAGAACACATCATCTATCTCAACTGCTGAAATTTCACAACTTGATGTTGCGCCTTTAAACTATCTGACATCTATTACTGTTGCTAACTCTGCTGTTTCGGCTGTCGGTGTTGGTTACGGTATTACTGTCGATGAAGGAACAATCTATCAGAAGGGTTTCTTCAGCCGCGTATCAAACCAACTTGAGATTGTTAATAAGTATTCGAATACTGGATTCAGCAAATCCGTAGGATTCCTGACTGAAGAATCGATTATTAACAGCAACCAAGATACATCTCTTCTTGACAATGCAACTGGAACATATAACTACACAGCTCCTGGTGCAGACCGTCTTAAACTTACACCTGTTCTTTATGTTCTCTCTAAGGAAGAAGCAGACGCAAATACTGAATTTCTTCCAATTATTGAATTTGCTGATGGTCGTCCATATAAACAAAATCTTGCAACTGTCTATAATATTATTGGCGCCGAAATGGCGAAAAGAACATATGAAGAATCTGGTAACTACGTTTTAGATCAGTTCTTAGTAGCAACAAAAGATTCGCCGACATTTGTAGAAAGTGCATCAGTATTTAAAATAGCTATTGATCCTGGTACTGCATATATTAATGGTTATCGTATAAACACTGTTGACAACTATATAGCTAATGTTGCTAAGGGTATTGATACAGCAAATAACAATTCTGCTGCAGTGCGACTAGGTTACGGCAACTTTATCCGTGTTAAAGAAATGGGAGGTATCTTCCAGTTTAATACCGGTGCTACAATCGATCTATACGATACTGCAAAACAATATATTAGTACTGCTGCTGGTGGTGCAATTACTACAACAGGTAATAAGATCGGCACAGCTCGTATTCGTTCAGTTGTGAACGAATACTCAAATGCTGAACCCGGTTCTAAGGATGCAGTATACCGTTTGTATTTGTTCGATGTAGTAATGAATTCAGGTAAGAACTTCTCTAATGTCCGTTCAGTATATTATGACGGAACAAACAAGGGTATCGCCGACGTTATTCTAAACTCTGCAAATGTTGCTGAGCTAGCCGATACAAGAGACTCTGCTCTGTTGTTTAAGACAGTTGATGCAATGAAGTATGCCAATAATATGACATACACATACCGCACAATCAACCAGGGCGAAACTGCAAACTCTACAGGTTATATCGTTCTAAATCTTGCGGCCGGAGAAACTTTTCCATATACTGGTGAACTTAATACCAGTGAAAAGCGTGACTTTGTTATTGTTCCACTTGCTGATTATGAAGGTCAGACAAATGCAACAGGTACAATTACAACATTAACAAACACTGCAAATGTTGCTGGTGCAGGTGGTATGGATTTCCGTACCTCATTTAATGTTGGTGACTATGTAAAGTTCGGCAATACTACATCAACATCATATGGTCAGGTGTCACAGATCACTGGTGCTTCATCAATGATTCTTACATCTAATGCAGCTACTGCATATACAGGTGGATTTATGAAGGTTGCGTTCCCTAAGAACGTTGCTATCTCACTGACAAACGATTCAACAAAATGGGCAAATGTTGAATCTGGCAATAGTCAGGTTCTTACAATTTTCCTTGGTAACACAGTTGCTAACTCTACTGGATCGGCAACATCTGCAAACGTTGCAATCGCCTATAATGCTACACGTACAAATGTAAGTTCGGCTGCCAAGACTGTTCAACGTAATATCTATACAAGAATCATTGCAGCCAACAACACTGCATCGGTCCGTGGTCCATGGCCACTTGGTGTATCAGATACTTTCCGCATGAGAAACGTCTATATTGCAAATGGTGCATCACGCGATATCACATTTGACGTCTCGACGAATATTACTAATTCTGGTACAGCAAATGCATTTATTACATTTGCTAATACGCCATTTGCAAATGGTGACTCACTAGTATACTCAAACACTGCAGGTGCTGGTGTTCTTGGCGGTCTTTCAAACGGATCTACATATTACGTAGTATACGCTAATACAAGTGGCTTCTCGCTAGCATCGACACGCGGCGGTGCTAACCTGACACTGACTTCAAACACATCATCTACACACAAGTTCACTGGATCACCATTGTACTTTGGTCCAGACACATACGGTGTAACAGATGTAACTAATGACTTCTATCTAGATATGAATCATACTCCGGATTATATGGATACATCATATCTTTTCAGAAAGCCACGTAGAACAGTTCTAAGCACAAACGACGTACTTCTTATTAAGTATGATGCATTCAATGGCGGGGCCGGTGTTAAAACAATCAGTTCTTATCCTGTAAGCGACGGTGAAACTTTCACATCTCTTTCTGTTAGTGCTAACGTTCACACCATGGAAATTCCGGAATTTGTGGGAATTAGCGACAAGTATTACGATCTTCGTGATCAGTTTGACTTCCGTCCTAAATCAAATAATACAATCGGTTTTGTAACAGATGTAACATCGGTTGCTGCTGGCGCCAATGCACTATCGATTATTAACCCAGCTGAACCATCAGACGCAAATCGTTTTGCATCGGCCGAACAGTACTTCCCTACACCAGACACAACTCTGACTGCAAATATCCAATACTATCAAGGTCGTACTGATCGTGTTGTGGTTGATACAAATGGCGATTTCATTGTCCGTGCCGGCAAACCCGGTTTCATCAATGAAGTGCCTAGTGAACCAAAGAACTCTATTACACTTCAGTTGCTTCGCATCCCAGCATATCCTTCACTTCCACAAGCACTATCATCTGATATTATAAAGATCGTGGATACTAAGGTTGCTAATGAAGCATATGGACGTAGAAGATCTCTATATAGTGTATCTGCTACCATGACTGCTGCAGAACGCAATGCAATTCAGATCAAAAGTTACAAGATGGCTGATATTGCATCTCTTGAAAAACGCATTAAAGATCTCGAGTACTATGTATCATTCACACTTGCTGAAGCGCTTGCAAAGGCACGCTTTATCCCAAGTTCGCTTGATGCACTATTAGATCGTTTCCGCTTTGGTTTCTTTGTTGATCCGTTTACTGACTATAACTATGCTGATATCGGTAATCCAGAATTCTGGGCAACAATTCGTGATAATCAACTTGGACCTAAGCTAACAGAACTTAATCTTGAGTTCCGTGAAGACAGTGGTCAATCAGGTGTTCTGACTCTGCCATTTACAGAGTTTAATGTAATCACACAATCGGACGCTACAGATGGTCCAATTGCTATAGCAAATACAACAACCACTCCTACTACTCCTACTACTCCTACTGGTAATGTTGTTGTTACTACAGTAACACAGACAACAACATCTGTTACACAATCGCAGAGAAGTACATCACGCAACGATAATGGTACAGTATATGAAGAATTCTATTATACAATGAGTTCTCTGTCCGGTCCTGTTGAGTTTTATATCAACTCACGTGATAATAATAATGCTCTTGAAGTATTCCAAGGTGTAACTGCTTCCGGTCCATGGACTACAACTATTACTTCTGCTTCGGCTTCATTAATTACAGCAATAGATGTATCATCAAAGGGACTAACAGGTCTGAATGGGGAAACAATCGAGAACATTGGTGGTTCACTAAATCGTAAGAGCTATGGTCCAGTTGGAGGGTTCATCGAAGACCAGTTTAAGCTTCTTTGGTCTCATGATCCAACAAATGGCCAATATTATAAACTTCGTGTTTATAAGGGTCAAAACCACGGTGCATCAGGTTATAGCGGAACATATACATATAAGTTGTTCTACCCAACCGACTCAGTTAATACTAATACAATAACTGTGACCAACCCAACCCAGTTTGAGTATAATGGAACTATTAATAATGTAAGTCCTTCAGAGTTTTCACTAACTGCTTCTACACAATATATCGACATTATGGGTGCTATGGTAGCAATTCCATCATTTTCGTTTGTTGCAGATTCTCAGAAGTTTACTATTAGTGTAACTGGATTGAAGCCAAATACATATCATAAGTTTATTTTTAATAGTGAAGATCAGACTGCGAAATGTTCACAAGTAAGAACATCTACTACAAATACAAGTGGGCTTCTGTCTAATGTTAATGGTGTTATGACATTTGACTTCTACTTTGATGCTGGTATTAATGAAGCAACATCTGATATTGAACAACAGAATAAAATGGCGGCTGCACTTGCTGGCGTAAAAACTTTTGTGGTCCAAAGTTACGATGGTATATCAAAAGCATCAGGTTCTATTAATATGAAGTATTACGCAGGTATCTTCGAAGAAATTGCAACCGCGGTTGCTCCATATTTAAATACTACACCGAGTATAACAACTACATCAACAAGTACAACGACTACATCAACTACAACAGAAACAATAACGCCAACGCCAACAACACAAGTAATTAATGATGCTATTGATAACAACAATGTTATCAATCGCCGCGATTCTATTCTAAATCGGATGGCGTTCAAGTAAGTCATGTGTTCTTTGTTACTAATAAATACATAAAAGATTACGAGGAAGTTTAATGCCAGCATTTGATTATATTCAGTCATTCAAGATCAATCCTGATATCGTAGCCAAGGCTTCTGATATTATGCTGACGTCTGTAGAAGTTTTCTTTAAAGGAAAACCGACTGCGCAAACAAGTGCAAGCGGCGCTACAAATCCCGGATTCTCTGCTTGGATTTGTGAAGTGGAAAACGACAGACCTAATCCTGAAAGAATGGTAAAAAATTCTGTTCTTTCTATTTCATACGATCGTGTTAATACATCATCAACTGCTGATTCTGCAACGGTTTTAGGATTTACAGATCCTGTTATTCTTAAAACTGGTACATTCTATGGTATTGTAATTAAGTTTGATGATCCTGCTTTTGATATCTGGGTAAATAAGCAGGGTGATCGACTGGTCAATTCTGTAGGAACGACCAATAATCCTTCAGCTGGTTCTCAAGGAAGATTTGATGGTAATCTATATAAATCAACAAACTCTGGTGACTTTCAAACATTCAGTGATCGTGACCTAAAGTTCAAGGTTAACGTAGCTAAGTTTACATCTACCACAAAGACATTCTCTTTGGTTAACAAAGACTATGAATTCTTTACAATCGACACAACATATACAAGTACTTTCCAAGGCGGTGAAATAGTTTATCAGGAAACTGCAAATGCCACAGGTACTATTACAATGGCGATCGATAAAACACGAGGTCCTTCTATTACCGGTATTGGAACTACATTTACGAACTATAATATTTCTGACTATATTGTTGTTGCAAATAGTGCCGGAAATATCGATACCGTAAAAATTACTGGTATTATTAGTAATACATCAATGACAATTGATCGTATGCCAAACGTATCAGGAACAAGCAATTTTAAAGTTCCACCTATTGGAACTGTATATTACACCGACTACACAAAGAATAGTATTATTCTTGTAGACTCTTCGGCAAACGCTACAAACAAATTTGTTGTTGGAAACCGTTTTATCGGCGTTCGTTCAGGAGCAACTGCAAATATTGCATCGATCGATCGTTGGTCTGTTGATCATTTCAAACCAACATTTCTAATCAGCAATCCTGCAACTTCACAATTCACGCTAAATTATGCAATGGCAAACTCGGCGAATCAGTTAGGCACTTCTACAAATCTTAATTTGTTATCTTTTAATGATGCATCATATGATGGATATATCTTGTCGCGTTCTACTGAAGTAGATACGTCTTTAAGTTCAAATCTTTTTGGAACTAATAGAAAATCTGCTGTTGCCAACCTTGATATTCAAGTTAATGTCGATGCAAATAACGTATTCAGTGTTCCTTACATCAATACAGGTCAACTTGACTTCTTCTTCTATCAGAATGATATCAACACGATAATTACAGAATCTAGAATAGTCACAGCTGGATTCCCAGCTGTTGCCGACTATGATACCGAAATTAACAAGAATGGTCTTGGTAAGTCAAAATATATTTCTAAGAAAATTGCTTTTGCTGCTGACAAGTATGCAGAAGATATTGTACTTTATCTGCAAGGATATCGCCCGGCGGGTTCTGAGATCAAGGTATATGCCAAAATCCATAACAGTGCTGATAAAGAAACGTTTGATGATAAGGTATGGACTCCACTTCAACTGAAGAACAACACAGATAAGTTTAGTTCAGATGATCCAAATGACATGTATGAATACACATATGGATTTAGTCAATATCCTGACATCGATTATGGTCTATCTGGCACATTCTTAACCGGTTCATCAAGCAACGCAATTGCAACAACAAGCGATCAGTCTGCTATTTTGACAACTGGCGATCTTATTCGTGTGTATGATCCATTGTTCCCAGATAACCACGAAGTATTCCCGGTATCAAGTGCTAATAGTACTGCTATCGTTCTATTCAAACCAATCGATAATGTTAGTCTTACATCAAAGGATGTATACATTGACAAACTGAAGTATCGTAATGTAGCATGGAATAACATTGCTAACGATAACACTGTACGTTATGTCAGTTCGTCGCTGGTTGAGTTTGATCGTTATACATCAATGCAGATTAAGATTGTTCTGCTTTCATCAAGCACTTATGTAATTCCTAAGGTAGAACAGATTCAAGTTATCGGGGTCTCGGTATAATGTTAGTCAAGACTGATGTTCCAGGATATTTAAAAGATACCTCGAGTGGTGCTATCATAAATAATGATGATGAGGGATATCAAAAATTTCTGGCTGCTCGTGCAGCTTCAAAAAAGAATAATGATTTATGTAAAAGAATTGATGCGGTCGAGACAGATCTTAAAGACATCAAGAATCTACTACTTCAGATAGTACACAGGAATAATTAATGGCAAGAAAAGTAGCTAATACCGATATTATTACAGATAGCTTTGAGATTTGGCTGTTACAGACCAATGAGCTGCTTAATTCCCTGTCAACTGAAATTATGACAGCCAATGCCACGTATGCAAATACTGGCAACTCTACATTTGACCGCAATGCACAGCTTTATGGAACGTTTGGCGCTAATACCATGGCTGTAACTAACTGGTTGAAGGGCGGTAATATTGGCCCGGGATCGTTTGCTAACCTGATGATTTCAACCAACACGGTTCTGTCAAATACTAATGCTGCCAATCTAATGTTGATGGTTGCCAACGGCACAGTATTCTCGTATATCAATCCGTTTGGTGGTTACTTCGGCAACACCACTGCTAACAGCTTTATTAATAGCACTGCTATTATAACACAATCCAACTCAATTGTAAACACAAATATTAGCCCAACGCTAATTCAGATCGCAAATAGTACGTCGACGGCTAATATCGTCCCTACAAGTTTTAAGACTGGTTTGTTTACAGGTAACACAATCTCTGTATCGGTTGGTGCCAATGTTATTGCTAATGCAGAATCCCTGACAGTCGGCAACTCTACAGTCAATACGTTCATCGTATCTAATAGTACCATGACATTGCTTGATACTGATGGTTATATGAGAGTACTTGGCAATGCCGACTTCTCTAATAGTATGTTGGTTGTTGGCAATGCTACATTCCAGAATACCATGTTAGTTGTTGGTAATACCAATTTGCAAAATACGCTTACGGTTACTGGGCTTTCAACGCTTAACGGCAATATGAATACTCCAACCGGCAATGCGTCAGTAGCGTTTAACGTTGGTGCTAATGTCAACTTAACAACTGATAGAATTAATGTTGGTAACAACTCGGTTAACACGTTTGTCACTTCAACAGCAATTGAAACAGATGGAACTTTAACAGTTCTTGGCGCAACAACACTATCAAATACTCTTGATGTAACAGGTGCAACAACTTTATCTAATACACTATCTGTTGGTGGAATTTCTACTTTTAAAACAGATTACGTTGTTGATGTATCTTCAAATGCTGACATTGGTTCTACTATTGGTGCAGTATTGATTTATAGATTTCCAAAAGCAACTTATTCGTCAGGCAAATTTGAGATCCAAATTAAGAATGGCAATACACAATTATCAGAAATGGTACTTGCTCATGATGCCGGATTAAATTCATATGTTACTGTATATGGTACTGTTGCTTCAAATGGTGGCGTTTCGCCACTGGGAACATTTACATCAAATACTGACACTGCTAACGTTAATCTGTATCTCGTCCAGACTGTTGCAAATTCAGCCGTCAAGGTTGTGGCACATCTAATTAAGTAAGGTTAAAATGGCTAATACAAACTTTAAAATAGATAATGGGCTTTATGTAACAGGCGACGTATCGTTGTTTCAGACGAACACAACTGTTAACGCACACTCTTTTGTCAAGCAGTCACTTACTGTTGATGGCAATGTATTTGTTAATGCTATTACAACTGTTAATGGAACAATTGTTGCAACGGCTAATGGTATTGCTATAGGTAATACTACAAGAACCTTTAATATTTGGGGTGGTAATCTTAATCTTTCAAATTCTATTGTTGTTGCAAATGGAACAAGCATTAAGATTGCTAACGGGTCTGGTATTGTTGCCAACACTATTGGGATTTCTGTTAATGCTACTTCAATTTCTAATGGCGTTTTAAATATTGGTCAAGGCGGTACAAATGGTAGCACGAGATCTGCCGGACTTAATAATTTGTTACCAAGTCAAAACGTTGCTGTAAATGGATTTTATTTAAGAACCGATGGAAGTGATGCTTCTTGGACATCAGGTCCTGGTACTGGTTATACTGGTTCTAAAGGCGATCTAGGCTATACTGGATCAGTTGGATTTACCGGATCACAGGGTATTGGATTTACTGGTTCTGCTGGTGCAGCTGCCTCACAAGGTTATACCGGTTCTCAAGGTGCTGCAGGTTCGGTTGGATTTACGGGATCACAAGGATCAATTGGGTTTACTGGTTCAGCGTCTACTGTTGCCGGACCTATAGGATACACAGGATCTGCTGGTACAAATGGTACAAATGGTACAAATGGTACTACAGGATTTACTGGATCTGCTGGTACAAATGGTACTAACGGATTTACTGGTTCAACAGGATTTACTGGTTCGCAAGGATTTACCGGATCACAAGGATCGATTGGTTTTACTGGATCCGCTGGGACTAATGGTACTAACGGATTTATAGGATCGCCAGGGTTTACTGGGTCAATTGGTTTTACAGGTTCACAAGGATCTGTTGGGTTTACCGGTTCAGCATCTACGACTGCCGGACCTACAGGATTCACAGGTTCACAGGGATCAATTGGTTTTACTGGATCAGCGTCTACGACTGCCGGACCTACAGGATTCACAGGTTCACGAGGCTCGGTTGGTTTTACTGGATCAGCATCTACGACTGCCGGACCTACAGGATTTACTGGATCTGCTGGTTCAACAGGATTTACTGGATCTGCTGGTTCAACAGGATTTACTGGATCTGGTTATGGTACAAGTGCATCTGTTCAGATGGGTTCGCTTGGTGTAGGTACTCCAGCGTCTGGAACAACCGGCGAAATTCGTGCTACAAACGAAATTACAGCGTACTATACTTCAGATAGAACTTTTAAAACGAATATTACTCCTATTGAGAATGCTCTAGATAAGATCAGACAGTTGTCTGGCGTTATGTTTGATTGGACTGATGATTATATTGAATCGCGTGGTGGTGAAGATGGGTATTTTGTCCGTAAACATGACACTGGCATTATTGCACAGGACGTTCAGACTGTGCTTCCAGAAGTTGTTGGTACTAGAGAAGATGGTACATTAGGCGTTAAGTATGAAAAGATGATGGGTCTAGTTATCCAAGCAATTAACGAATTAGCCATTCAGGTTGATGAGATTAAGCAAAAGGTTAGCTAATGGCCGTTCCAACAACCAATGTAACACTTAGCAGTCTTCAAACAGAATTTGGCGGTTCTAATCCAATTTCTATAAGCGAGTACTATCGTGGCGGCGGGCGTGTACCGGCCGGTACTACCAGTGCTTATGGTACTATTCCTACATCCGGTCAGATTAGCGTAGGTGTTTTTCGTGGAACATCTGCATTTGTTGCCGGATCTAACACATTCACTTCTAGCGGATCCTTTACAGTTCCTGCTGGTTATACAACCCTAACTATTGAAGTCTGGGGTGCTGGTGGTGAAGGTGGTATTGTTGGAGCCGCAGGAGCTTCAGGTGGTACCAGTTCTGTAACAGGAACCGGATTGACTACAATGACTGCCAACGGCGGCGGCGGCGGTGCAGCTGGTGTTCAAGATACCACATCTGCCGGTGGTGTTGGAGGAACGGCTTCTGGTGGAACTACAACCAACACAACTGGTAATACCGGTGGAATAGGAAATATAGGAAACTCTGCTACAGGTGGTACCGGTGGTAATGGTATTTCTTCTGGAAGTCCAAGTAACGTTACTGGTGGAACTGGTGGTGCCGGCGGTAATGATATTGGAGGAGGCGCAATCGGTTCAGCACCTGGTGCAGCTGGTACTGCGCCCGGTGCCGGCGGTGGCGGTTCAGGCCTTGAAAATAACGTTATGTGCATTCTCCGATATTTCGGCGGCGGTGGCGGCGGCGGTGGCGGTTACAGTAAAACTGTAACCTCATCAATAACCGCTGGTACTATACTAACTGTTACGGTTGGAGCAGGTGGTACTGGTTCCCTCGATGGTGGTGATGGTGCACGTGGCCAGGTTGTAATTACGTACACATAAGGAGGAAATATTATGTCGACATATCAAATGACTTTTAATGCAAAGATTGAATCTGTTGATCCTTTAGCAAAACAAATGGTTGTTGAATATTTTGATCCACACGGTGGTGATAGTATTAGATTAGCTATGACATTTAATTATGACGCAACACCTGAAGATTTAAAACAAATTGTAATTGACAATACTCCGCATACTCGTTTTCATAATAGAAATGAAGAGTTAAAGTCTATTGCTGAAAGAAATCTTGATCAAGAACGATTTACTGTTCTTATTGGCGAATCTATGGAATACAATTTGCCATCATATGATAATGAAGTGATTTGATGCTTAAGGATCGTATGATCACGTTTGGAGAACTAGATACTGTAATCTATGACTTTGAATTTAAAGGTGATACTTTACCAGAGCATAGACATGAAAGAAGGGCAACACATATTACGATATGTGCCAAGGGTGAAGTTGAGGTTGTAACACCTGAATGGACAAAGACTATCAAAGAAGGTAATATAATTGAATTTTATCCACAACAATTACATTCAATTGTTGCTTTGACTGATGATTGTAGAGTTGTAAATATTCCTACTAGTTATGTTCGATCCTAGACAGTTCATATCAAAGTATACCCGGTTACAATATCTAGACTTTGTCCCTGAGATACGATTATTTTTAAGAGAAGACAACAGATTACATTCTTTTCTTAAGCAAGAAGGAATAGATGCATATCCAAGTTGGGCGTACGCTTGGGCAGGGGGACAAGGATTAGCTAGGTATATACTTGATAATGATATTGTAAAAGATAAAATAGTTATAGACTATTGTTCAGGCGGTGGAATAGTTGGCATCGCTGCTAAGTTAGCCGGTGCCAAAGAAGTTATTTGTGTTGACAATGACCCACTATCGTTTGAAGCTGTACAACTGAATTGTAAAGCAAATGGTGTTGAGGTTACTACTTTAACAGATATACGTGATGCTGATATTATATTGGCAGGTGATCCTGCATTACAGCAACCAATATTTGATTACTTAAAATCTATGAATGCTTATGTAGGATGTCCAATAAGAATACCAGAGTTATTAGTTGATTACAATTCTATATGTTCTTATGCAGTGCCGACTTTTGCCTATATAGATTCTATTACCAAAACTACGGTACACGTGTTTAGATAAATAAAACTAAAAGAGGTAAAACTGTGGCACTTAAGGCAAATATCACTATCGATCAAGGCACAGACTTTGCTACAGATATTGATGTAACAGATGAAGATGGTAACTTTATCAATCTCACAGGGTTTACCGGTGCTGCCCAGATGCGTAAGCATTATACTTCTACCAATGCATATTCATTTAGTGTAAGCGTTTCTCCGGCCGGCGTTGTAACATTGGCAATGAATTCTGCAAACACAAATGCTATTACTGCAGGAAGATACGTGTACGACTGCGAACTTAGGGACTCGTCTAATACCTGCTCGCGTCTTGTCGAAGGCGTAGTTACTGTAACACCGGGAGTTACAAGATAATGTCTACTTCGACCAGAATGGTTGCTAAGCTTAATAATAATAACGGTCGACTATCAGCCGCTGCACCTGTTACACTAAAAAATCAAATTCAAGAGATTCGTAGTATCGAAGATATCGCAGATGTTTCTGAAGTTGATGTAACAAACGGAGCGACTCTAATCTATAATTCTGAAACAGATAAATATGAAGTAAAACAATTACAAATCGGGGACCTCGGCGCAATAGACGGCGGTTCTTTTTAAGAAGGAAGAAAGATGGCTAACTTAATTCAGATCAAAAGATCGTTAACTACAGCCACCGCTCCGTCATTAGCTAATGGTGAATTGGCCTTTACAGCAAACGGTGATCATCTATTCATCGGTTCCAATGGTGCATCAATCACCATTGCTGGTAAGTTCAATCCCGGTGTGCTCACTGCTAACCAAGCTCTTGTAGCAAATGGCACGGGTTATCTCGATGCCGTAAAGACTGCAAATCTTACAGTACAGTCTATTACTGCAAACGGTGTATCATCTCCAGGAGCAGACTATCTCCTTGCAGTTGATGCAGGCGGTAATACTTTCTGGCAACCGTCCGGTGCAGTATCAATTAATACTGCTGCTGTATATAACTGGACAAATACACAAACTTGGAATGCTAATATAACAATTGCAACCACTGCTGGTCTTATTGCAAACGGCGGCATCGGAGCTGAAGGTCAAGTCCTTCACTCGAACGGTTCGTCTGTTTATTGGTCAAATACGCTTGCTGACATCACATCGGTTATTGCCGGTGACGGTCTTACTGGTGGTGGTACAACCGGTGACGTAACACTCAACGTTGCTGCAGCTAATGGTATCACAGTTACAGCGGATGCTATCGCTGTCGATGGTGCTAACGGTATTTCTGTTGACGCATCAGGTGTTAACGTTCTGGCTGGTACAGACGGCGGTCTTGTATCTAACTCAACAGGTGTGTTTGTATCTGCTGGTAGTGGTCTTGTAAGTAATGCTACTGGACTACATGTTGGTTCTGCAAACGGTATCAACGTTCAAGCTGACACAGTAGGTCTTACAACTGGTTCGACACTTACAGTTAACTCGACTGGTGTGCACGTTAATTCGGCACTGTCAATCACAGATCTTTCTCTTTCCGGAAATCTGAATGTTACAGGAACACTGACAACTCTTGACACAGTCAACCTTGTTGTTCAAGATCCATTAATCAAACTAGCAAACGGAAACTCCTCGACAGACTCGCTTGATGTTGGTTTCTATGGTGTATATGGATCGACAGGAGCCAAATACACCGGTCTTTTCCGCGATTCTACTGACGGAATATACAACCTATATACTGGTTCAGAAGAAGAACCTACAACCACGGTTAATACTGCGGCGACAGGTTATGGCCTTGCCACTCTTCGTACATATCTAAATTCTAGTGGTCTTGTAACAAACTCGACTGCAGTGGCTATCACTGCAAACTCGACAGTTAACGTAAGTATTACTGCTAACTCTCTAACTCTCTCAACTCCACTTGCTGTGGGATCTGGCGGTCTTGGACTGAGCAGCATTACAGCTGGTGCAATTCTTGTTGGTAACGGATCTGGAACAGCAACTGTTCTTTCAGCTGCAACTGACGGTTTTGTTTTACAATCGAATGGCACTTCAGTTGTATATAGCACACTCGATGGAGGCACATTCTAATTATGGAAACTGAATTTGTTAATGAATATATTAGTCGCTTGATTGCAAATCTTCATGATCTTACCAGTAAGAATGTAATACTAGAAACAAGGCTGGCGCTATCCGAAAAGGTACGCGCCAGCCTTCAAACTGAATTACAAGATATTAAATCGAAACAGAGTAAGACCAAGACTTCCGAGTAAAGTGGTAATCGCCGTCGACACCTCCGATATGAATACGGTCTACTAATTCAAATCCAATGCTATTAAGATATTCACTAACCTCGGTCACCTTCGGTGCGCCGAGGTTATATTCTTCATGCTGCATCTCAATGATAATATCATTTACCGTCTTAAGAATCTCTCCAGCACCTCTTAGAATATCTAACTCGGCGCCCTGAGCATCAATCTTAATTAGATCTGGTTTAGGTAAAGACATATCATGAGCTACAAGATCTAATGGTTTCATTAGCTTCTTTACCTTATGGTTTTCAGTAAAGAACTGTGTATTCTCTTTATAGATTGAGTTACCTGCAGGATCAAACGGGTTCTCATAGAAGTCTACTTCCTTGATTGTATCTCCCAAAGGACCGTCGCAATAGTATTTTAGGCCAGATTCTTGATATAAGAATTCAGCATGATTCATGGCATCAAACATGACGATCTCAGTCTGCGGCCAGATCTTACGAGCTTCCTTTGTCCAGTGCATAACACATGCACCAATATCATAGACTACCTTTGGTTTCACACTCATGTTCTTTAGATAATTAACATGATCAACCGGTTGGTCGTCACGTAGTGAAAGATCGCGGAGTCTTGTCTTTACTGGATCAACCTGAGGAAGTTCGATCGTCCATGTAGTCTGACCGATATGACCACACATGATAGACGTATCAACCCAGACCTTAAATCCAATATCCCTAGCTTTACGACAAAAGTATGTGTCCTCAGACTTGGTATTTTTGTGATCAAGTGCCGATACATAGACAAAGTGCGGATACTGCATTGTTCTAAACACTTCACTCTTTACCAACACACATCCAAAACCGCAACCACCGACTTCGATTAGACCACGGTTAACCAGCTGTTCGATAGGAATATGATGATACATGAAATCAAAGATCTCTATCGTCTGAACTGGAAGTCTCTGACGATATAAACCCGATACAATATCTTTGTCATGAGATAGAAGCTTCTTTAATGTATCAGGTGGGAAGATCATGTCATGATCAACTGCAAATAGATAATCGTAATTCTTAGCCCAGTCAGCAATGAGATTCCGAACCTGATCTACTTGATATCCATAGAAATATTGGAAGACAGTTTCATATCCTTGAGGAACCTCAAGATCATAGATTGATTTGAAGGTCTCTGCACAGATATCGTTCTTAGACGGAATAGCAATAAGGATCTTTTTCACGTTAGCGACGCCTTTCTAACACCTGTTTAGCTGTGGCGTTTTGTTGCTCGCCGTTGACTTTATAATCATTCAATGGATTCATATCGTTGTAGTTATAGACGATGTCCGGAATACAGATAATATTATTAGGGTTTGCAGCTTCAAGCATAGTATAGAATACAGCCGTATCCCCACCTGCTTTCAACCAGTCTAATGTTAGCGGATCTCGGAAAGCATAGTTGCCATTTTTTACAAGATGATTGAGCATAAGTCGTGACTGGAACGTACGAAGATGAGTATAAGGCATATTCCAGTTGAACTTATAGTCACGGTATGTTTTATTTTCTTTTACCTCAGGCGGATATTCTTGAGCGATCAGTGGAATATTATCAGCTACTGACCAACACGAACCATAGGTAAACTCAGCACCTTCATTGTACAAATTATTGTACATATGGAAGATGTTTGGATCGTTGATAAGCCAGTCATCACCATCAAGCAGCATGACGATCTCATCTGTACTGCACTCTTCCTTAATTGTATTTACCTGGTTCCAGACAGCGCCAAGATTGTCTTTATTCATGTGGATCTTAAAGTTATACCGGATACTGTCAGGTAAGTTATCGATTGTTGTTTGAGCTACATTCACAGTATTATCTGTTGAAGCATCATCAATTATATACATCATATAGTTTGAATAATCTTGTTGTGCTACAGATTCAATACAACGAGCAATATACTTCTCAGCATTATAGACAGGAGTCACAATAGTAATAGGCCAGAAAGGACCCTCTTGATGAACAGTAAACTCCTCATGATTCATGAACTTGCGTCCAAATACCTTACGTACTTTGCTATTGATCTTTGATGCCTTACGATATTCATCAACAGGCAAGAACTTACTAAGCTTTTTATAAAAGTGTTGCTTCCATTGAAGAGCAACAGAATCCCATTCACAGATATCCTTCACTTGGTTACATGCATACATCTTCTGCTGGTGCAGATACTTATTAGTATGTACATTAGATACCATGTTGATGAAACGTTGTTCCTGTACATCTGCAGGAATCCATGGGAACAGACTGTTGGGTTCGATAGCATATGGGATCTTGTAACATGCCAGGTCGAATGCAGTCTCCTCCAATGCACCAAAGTTGTTGGTGATCAGAGGAACGTTATGTGCCAATGCTTCAAGTGCCGAGATGCCGTACGTCTCCGGGAATGCAGCCGGATAGATCATGTACGATGCCTTGGTCAGGATATCAGAGATCTCTTTCTGAGTGATGATCCCAGTAAAGTTGATGTCAGCACCATATTGTATCATCATGTCCATCCAGTCACGCTGCTGCTGGTCTGGTTCTGAGTTCTCACGGAACTTATAATAACCACCGATGACAGTCAACTTGGCTTCAGGGTGACGACGCTTGATCTCTGGCCAAATCTTCTTGACAAGAGGAACCATTCCCTTGGTCACAGACGAGTTGTAGACGAAGAGGTTCGGATCCTTCTGGGTAATGTCAACAAACTTCTTCGGCATGTTGCCGATACCGTTACGTGTCTGGAAGACAAAGCGCTTGAGGACCTCGAAGTTACGCTTCTTGCCATGGTCACAGTTGGTCACATAGTCGGTATGGAAGTCGGATAGGGTGAAGATCTCGTTGATGAATCCGTCGAGCAGGAAGCCCTCGAGATGAAGGTCACCGTCACAGAATGTGTCATGCATCCAGAGCACTTTGTGTTTAGAATTACGTTGGATGCGAGTGAAGTCTGGGAGACCGCCGATGAAGTTCTTGAACTCTCCGATCATATGAGGCGGAGCGAACGCAGCGACTGACCGAGATCCGATCATGATGTCATAGCGGTCGCAATAGTCTACTTCGTCAAGTGGTCGATACCAGACACCATCATAAACACCTGGTTTAGACTCATCTGATGTACAATCGTTAAAGACCGTGACTTCAAATCCTAGCTTTGCCAATTCTTTTGATATGAGAATAACGGCAGATTCTGATCCGCCAAGACCACGCTTGTCTAGCGTGCTTCCATCATAAGTCAAACCAAGGGTATCAATAATTGCAATCTTCATAATGTTCCTCGCTTGTATCATACCAATATATATCATTTCCTAATTGATGTACAATTATAAATAAGCCTAAGGGGAATTATATAATTCCTGACTTGCTGCTCTATATAGAGGTTTAGAATGGCCAATAATAAGATTCAAATGAAGAGAACGTCCGTTGCTGGACGTACTCCTAACACTACTAATTCCGGAAATACTTCCTTCATTGATGCAGGTGAACTTGCTGTCAATCTGACCGATCAAAAAGTATATACGTCGAATGGTAGTATTTATTTTGAAGTTGGCGCAAACCTCACAAATCTAGCCGTTACAACTATTACTGCTAATGGCACCGTTGGCGGTGCAGGATATGCACTGTATTCTAATGGATCTAGTGTTTATTGGGGTACTGCTTCAGGATACACAGGTAGCCAAGGAGATATTGGTTACACTGGTTCAACCGGAGATCAAGGTGTAATCGGCTACACTGGATCACAAGGTGATCAGGGAAATACCGGCTATACAGGATCGGTTGCACTAGGCAGTTTGAACTGGGCACAAAATAATGTATCGTCGCAACAGTATGCCAATACATCTGACTCATTCCCTAAAGACCTAGCATCTATTACTATTACAACAGACGGCAATCCTGTACAAGTATCTGCATATGGTGATGCCAATCCTTTAGTTGGAGGAAGTTGGGGTAAGATCCAACTGTATCGTGAATCTACTGCTCTTGGTGGTGAGGTGCAGTTTGAAGCTTCTGGTGCAAATGAAAACAGTCCATATGGAATGACGTTCATCGACAACGTCGCTGCCGGTACATATACTTACTATTTAAAATGTACGCAAGTTGCTGGTGGTAACGTTCAGTTCGGCGAAGCAAATGGTCCACTAATTAACGTTATCGAACTTCAGAATGTTAAAGGTTTTACTGGAAGCCAAGGCGACCTTGGTTATACAGGATCACAAGGTGCAGGATTTACAGGATCGCAGGGCGATCAAGGAATTCAAGGATACACCGGATCGCAGGGCAACCAAGGAATTCAAGGATACACTGGTAGTCAAGGATATACTGGCAGCCAAGGAGATATTGGTTACACCGGATCGCATGGAGATATTGGTTATACAGGAAGCAAGGGTGATACTGGATATACCGGCAGTCAAGGAATCCAGGGAATCCAGGGCTATACCGGCAGCGAAGGGCTTCAAGGGGATGTCGGATATACCGGCAGTCAAGGAATCCAGGGAATCCAAGGATATACTGGTAGTGAAGGGCTTCAGGGTGATGTTGGATATACTGGATCCCAGGGAATCCAAGGAATCCAGGGTTATACTGGTAGTATAGGTGTACAAGGTAATAACGGTTTCACAGGTAGCCAAGGTGATATTGGTTACACCGGATCTAGAGGCGATACTGGCTATATTGGGTCTATCGGATATACTGGCAGCCAAGGTGATATTGGTTACACCGGATCACAGGGTATAGGATATACTGGATCCCAGGGTGATGTTGGATATACTGGATCCCAGGGTGATGTTGGATATACTGGCAGCCAGGGATATACCGGTAGCCAAGGCGATATTGGTTATACCGGTTCTGCTGGAACAAATGGATACACTGGTAGCCAGGGATATACTGGTAGTGCTGGTTACACCGGTTCATGGGGCGGCACTGCTCTTGCTAATGTAGATATGAATGGTTATAGTATTAGCAACGTTGCTACATTTAGCGCTGGTAATACAACTATTTCCGGAGATATGACCATCACTGGTAACCTGAGTGTTACCGGCACAACAATCAGTATCTCTGGTAATAATCTGTCGATCACAGATAACATGATCTACATGAACCAGGGCATTCTTGCTACGATTACTAATATTTCTGGCAATGGTTCTGTTGTTACATTTACAGCTAATAATAACTTCTCTGCTGGTTGGGATGTGTTTGTTTCTGGCGTGACACCAAGTTCTTTTAACGGCAATTATGTAAACATCCTAACAGCTAATGCTACACATTTTACAGTTTCTAATACTAATGTAGACTCGTACACATCTGGTGGTACGGCTCGTGGTAAAACAGATGCAAATCCAGATATTGGGTTTGCTGCCGGCTACAATGATGGTTCGTATCATCATGCTGGTTTTTTTAGAGATGCTTCAGATGGCATTTTTAAGGTATTTGATAGCTATTTGCCAGAACCAGATACATCTCCATTTATCGATACTGCAAATGCGTCATTCCACATCGCAGATTTCCAATCAAACACTCTATATACCAATGCAATTAGTGCCAATGGATCACTTGGTACAACAGGACAGGGTCTAGTATCTAACGGATCTGCCGTTTACTGGTCAAATAATCCAGGCTATACTGGAAGCCAAGGAATTCAAGGATATACCGGTAGCCAAGGCGACCTTGGTTATACAGGTTCTGCTGGAACAAATGGATACACTGGTAGCCAGGGAGATATTGGTTACACTGGTAGCCAGGGAAATACCGGATCGCAGGGTGTTCAAGGATACACTGGTAGCCAGGGAGATATTGGTTACACTGGTAGCCAGGGAAATACCGGATCGCAGGGTGTTCAAGGATACACTGGTAGCCAGGGAGATATTGGTTACACTGGTTCAAAGGGAGACCAGGGTATAATCGGCTATACCGGATCACAAGGTGATCAAGGTAATATTGGTTACACCGGCAGTCAAGGTAATCAAGGTATTGACGGATATACCGGATCACAGGGTGTTCAAGGAATTCAAGGCTATACTGGTAGTCAAGGTAATCAAGGTATTGACGGATATACCGGATCACAGGGTGTTCAAGGAATTCAAGGCTATACCGGTAGTCAAGGTAATCAAGGTATTGACGGATATACAGGTTCTATCGGATATACTGGTAGTCAAGGTGATATTGGCTATACTGGTTCTGCTGGAACAGACGGATATACCGGTAGTCAAGGATACACCGGTTCACAAGGTTCTGTTGCAACGCCTACAGATGATACTACTACTAATGCTACATATTATCCTATAGTTGCAATTGCAACATCAAATAATACACTTACAACAAGTAGTACTAAACTATATTATAACCCATCCACTGGTACTTTAAATGCTACAAACTTTAATTCATTATCAGATGAAACGGCAAAAGAAAATATACAAAAAATACAAGATGCTACTAATTTACTTGACATGATTAATCCTGTTTCATTTACATGGAAAGATAATGGATCATTATCATATGGTGTTATAGCTCAAGAAATTGAAAAAGTATTGCCTACTATTGTTGCAACAAATGAAGATAGCGGGCTAAAATCTGTATCATATGATCAACTTATTCCGTTTCTAGTACAAGCCATTAAAGAACTCAAGATAGAAATTGAGCATCTGAAAAATCATAAGTAAAAGCTAATCTAGAGGGATTTTATGACTATTAATATACAAGGGAATACGCTAATTAATGATGCAAGGGCTTTTATTAATTATGGTCTTGTGCATAGTGCTTTAGGTTCAGTATCAGGGGCTACTACAATTAATTTGTTAAACGGCAATTATTTCTCCGCAACAATTGCAGGTATAACTACATTTACTTTTTCTAATCCTTTGGCTTCACCTAATGCGTGTGGGTTTGTATTAGAGTTAACGGGCGCTGGTTCATATTCTATAACATGGCCAGCTTCCGTTAGATGGCCGGGTGGTACTGCACCAACTTTAACTGCTAGCACAGGCGTAGATGTATTAGTCTTTATTACAGATGATGGCGGAACAAATTGGCGTGGGCTAGGTAGTATGTTAGACAGTAAATCATAGCCTTAATAAATACTACTTGACAAGATAGGGATAATGTTAATGCATCGATGGGCATTTGTAGAAGATAATAACATTGTTGAGCTACATTATAATTTACCAATTAGTTGGAGAAATATTAGTGGGCTTAAAAATGCTGAAAATGACCTTGAGTATTTACTTACTCTGGGGTGGATACCTATTGACCACGAACATCAATCGTTCGATCCTGATATCTATTCCATAGAAGACTATATTAATACCTTTGACGGTCAAAGGGTTGTTCAAACTTTAAAATTAGTCGAAGTAACGGCAGTACCATTTGAAATTCAAAAACAAGATTTTATGCAGCAATTGAGAAATATTAGGGATCAAAAGTTGAGAGACAGTGATTGGACTCAACTTCTAGATTGTAAACTGTCAGAAGATAATAAAAATAATTGGGCTTTATATCGGCAAGCGTTACGTGATTTGCCAGAATATTATAATATGAATGAAGAATTAGATATTAATAATATTGTGTGGCCTCCTATTGGCATTGACTGGTTTTAATTTAAGTTTATCTTAAAGGATAAAACGTGTTTCTTATAGAAAAACTTTTAATGAAAAAAGGCGGTTCGGGCGGCGGAGCTGACCCATCTCAGCCGTTCATAAACGTTTGGGGGTATAATCGCTATGGCCAAATTGGCGATGGGACGCAAGGCTTTGTAGGTAAGTCATCTCCTATACAGATTGGTACAAGTTCTTGGATTGCGGTTTCTGCTGGCAAGTCGCATACTGCAGCTATTCGTTCGGATGGCGGCTTGTTTACATGGGGAAATAATGGCCGCGGTCGCCTTGGCGATGGAACAATAATAAACAGATCATCACCGGTACAAATTGGCACGAGCTCTTGGACTTCTGTATCGTGTGGTTATGATCATACTGCTGCTATTCGTTCGGATGGTGGGTTGTTTACGTGGGGGTATCAGCGACATGGTAAACTTGGTACTGGAACAACAGGATATAGCGGCATTTCTTCACCAGTACAAGTTGGTACAAGTTCCTGGATTGCAGTAGCTGCAGGGCAGTTGCATACTGTAGCTATTCGTTTAGATGGTGGCTTATTTACATGGGGGAATAGCTCTTATGGTCAACTTGGTACTGGAGTATTTGGTTCTAGATCATCACCGGTACAGATTGGCACAAGTTCCTGGACTGCAATAGCTGCTGGTAGCATTCACACTGCTGCTATTCGTTTGGGTGGCAGCTTGTTTACATGGGGACAGGGAACTTACGGACGACTTGGTGATGGAACAACATTTGCCAAATCATCACCTGTACAGATCGGCACGAGTTCTTGGACTTCAGTATCGGCTAAAAGAGTAGTGACTGCTGCTATTCGTTCAGATGGTGGCTTGTTTACATGGGGGAGATCCACTTATAATCAACTTGGCAATTTAACAAGTTTGGGCCCTCCGCAGAGTTGGACTGCAGTGTCTGCCGGCACCTCGCACACTGTAGCTATTCGCTCAGATGGCGCTTTGTTTACATGGGGGACTAATTTTAACGGCCAACTTGGTGATGGAACAACATTCTCTAGATCATCTCCTGTACAGATTGGTACAAGTTCTTGGGCTGCAGTTAAGGCCGGTGGTGCTCACACTGCTGCTATTCGTTTGGGTGGCAGCTTGTTTATGTGGGGTTATAACGGCCGCGGCCAACTTGGCGATGGAACAACAATCGGCAAATCATCACCGGTACAAATTGGCACGAGTTCTTGGACTGCAGTGTCTGCCGGCGCAACTCATACTGCAGCTATTCGTTCAGATGGCGGGTTATTTACGTGGGGGTATAATAGCCGCGGCCAACTTGGCGATGGAACAACACAAAACAGATCATCCCCAGTACAAGTTGGTACAAGTTCCTGGACTACTGTGTCCGCCAGCTCTGGCGGAACCCATACCGCAGCCATTCGTTCAGATGGTGCTTTGTTTATATGGGGAGATAGTAGCCAGGGCCAAGTTGGTACGCCAATTAGTTTAGGTCCTGCGCAGAGTTGGACTATGATAGCTGCCGGTAATTATCATACTGCAGCCATTCGTTCAGATGGCGCTTTGTTTACATGGGGATTTAATGCTAGTGGCCAACTTGGTAATGGAACAACAGTCAATCAAATATCCCCAGTACAAATTGGCACGAGTTCCTGGACTACTGTAGCGACTGGTTATAGGCATACTGCAGCTATTCGCTCAGATGGCGCTTTGTTTACATGGGGGATGGGTTCTAACGGCCAACTTGGTGATGGAACAACAGTCGCTATCAGGTCATCTCCAGCACAAGTTGGTACAAGTTCTTGGACAGCCGTATCGGCTGGTAGGACGCATACTGCAGCTATTCGTTCGGATGGTGGGTTGTTTACGTGGGGGGTTAATAACTATGGCCAACTTGGTAGTGGAACAACATTACCTAGATCATCTCCAGTACAAGTTGGCACGAGTTCCTGGACTGCAGTTAAGGCCGGTGGCTGGACTACTGTAGCTATTCGTTCTGATGGTGGCTTGTTTACATGGGGACGTAATAACTATGGCCAACTTGGTGACGGAGCAACTGTGGTTCCTGCCACTTCATGGACTGCGGTAGCTGCAGGCGGAACCCATACCGCAGCCATTCGTTCTGATGGTATCTTATTTACATGGGGGCAAAATGGTAGTGGACAACTTGGCGATGGAACAACAATCGCCAAATCATCACCGGTACAAATTGGCACAAGTTCCTGGACTGCCGTTTCAGCAGGTGGTGCTCACACTGCTGCTATTCGTTTGGGTGGCAGCTTGTTTATGTGGGGTTATAACGGCCGCGGTCGCCTTGGCGATGGAACAATAATAAACAGATCATCACCGGTACAAATTGGCACGAGTTCTTGGACTGCAGTGTCTGCCGGCGCAACTCATACTGCAGCTATTCGTTTAGGAGGTTCCTTATTTACATGGGGGTGGAATCGCTATGGCCAACTTGGTAATGGCTTGTCTGGGTTTTATCTATATACTAGATCTCCAATACAGATTGGTACGAGTTCTTGGACTGCGGTAGCTGGAGGTGGAACCCATACGGTTGCCATTCGTTCAGATGGTGGCTTATTTACATGGGGGCGTAATAACTATGGCCAACTTGGTAGTGGAACATTAGTAAATAGATCATCTCCAGTACAAGTTGGCACGAGTTCTTGGACAGCCGTATCGGCTAGTAATTACCACTCCGCAGCTATTCGTTTAGGAGGTTCTTTATTTACATGGGGTCGCAACTCATTTGGCCAACTTGGCGATGGAACAACATTCGCCAAATCATCTCCTGTACAAATTGGCACGAGCTCTTGGACTGCAGTAGCTGCAGGTTTAAACCACACTGCTGCTATTCGTTCAGACAACATATTATTTACATGGGGGATTAATGGCAGTGGCCAACTTGGTGATGGAACAAGAGTCGGCAAATCATCGCCTGTACAAATAGGTTCTAATTCTTGGATTATAGTGTCGGCTGCTAACCATACTGAAGCTATTCGCTCAGACAACGTATTATTCGCATGGGGTTATCAGGCTTACGGCCGCGGCCAACTTGGTGATGGAACAACTGTTAACAGATCATCACCTGTACAGATTGGAGGCGGCGAGTTTTTATTTAATAGATCATCTCCAGTACAACTTGGTACAAGTTCTTGGACTGTCGTTTCGGCCGCTGCACGAGATGGGCAACATATTGCAGCTATTCGTTTAGGTGGTAGTTTGTTTACATGGGGACGTAACTCCTATGGCCAACTTGGCGATGGAACATTAGCACATAGATCATCTCCAGTACAAGTTGGTACAAGTTCTTGGACTGCGGTGGCTGTTGGCGATCAACACACCATAGCTATTCGTTTAGGAGGTTCTTTATTTACATGGGGCCGTAATTCTAACGGCCAACTTGGTGATGGCTCATTTACCTTAAGATCATCTCCTGTACAAATTGGCACGAGTTCTTGGACAGCCGTTGCGGCTGGTTTAAACCACACTGCTGCTATTCGTTCAGACAACATATTATTTACATGGGGGATTAATGGCAGTGGCCAACTTGGTAATGGAACATTATCATCTAGATCATCCCCAGTACAGGTTGGTGGTGCGGAAGGAAATTTCTTTTCTTTATCACCTTTGCAGATTGGTACAAGTTCTTGGACTTCAGTGTCTGCAGGCGGAACCCATACCGCAGCCATTCGTTCAGATGGCGGGTTATTTACGTGGGGGTATAACGGCAGTGGCCAACTTGGTAGTGGAACAACATTACCTAGATCATCTCCAGTACAAGTTGGCACGAGTTCTTGGACTGCAATAGCTGCAGGGCAGTTGCACACTGCAGCCATTCGTTTGGGTGGCAGCTTGTTTACATGGGGACAGGGATCTTACGGACGGCTTGGTGATGGAACAACAACTACCAAATCATCGCCTGTACAGATCGGCACGAGTTCTTGGACAGCCGTTGCGGCTGGTTTTAACCACTCTGTAGCTATAAGTAACAATTTGCTGTACAGTTGGGGGAGCAACGGCATTGGCCGACTTGGTGATGGAACAACTGTTAACAGATCATCCCCAACATTGGTAGGAAATAACACTGTTCCGCCTACTGATAGGAGCTCCCCAGTACAAGTTGGTACAAGTTCTTGGACTGCAGTATCTGTTGGCTATCGCCATATTGCAGCTATTAGTTCTGACAGTCGTTTATTTACATGGGGGACTAATAATTTAGGTCAACTTGGTGATGGAACATCAATTGCCAAATCATCTCCTGTACAAATTGGAACAAGATCATTCACATTAATAAGTACTGGTGGATATCATACTATAGCTAGATAAAAAGAGGTAAATATATATGCATTTGATTGATCAACAACTTAATTTAATGATTCGTGGTTATTTTGATGATGCCTGGAAAATTTCAGAAGAATTACAACAAGTTCTACCTGACGATCCTAGAGCAAAATTTAATAGAGGCTGGCATTTAATTCATCAAGGTAAACTAGTAGAAGGATTTAAGCTGCTCGAGTACGGCAGAGGCTTGAATGTCTATGGAAGTCCTAAAATTAATACAACAAAACCTATTT